AGCCGTGGCTCGTATAGTTGTAGCAGAACAAATGGTACGTATAGGACAACGCTACAAAGTGGCGTTACAAGTCCATGATGAAGTGGTGTGTATCGTTGACGAGAGCGAAGCTGAAGCTGCTAGAGACTACATGGTAGAAGTTATGTCTACCCCACCAACGTGGGCTAAAGACTTACCTGTTGCTTGTGAAGCTGACATAGGCGTTAATTATGGTGACGCAAAGTAATTTTTAACTTGACATACTATACAACGGAGACTACCTATGGCTACAACACCGGAAGGGCGCGTAAAGAAAGCCCTAGATAAGATGTTAAAAGAAGAAGGAGTGTGGTCGTATAGTCCCCAAGCTGGACCGTTTGGTTCAGCAGGTATACCTGACAGAGTTGCTATAGTTAGTGGTAGGTTCGTAGGTATAGAGGCTAAAGCCAACAATAAAAAGAAGCCGACACCATTACAACTAAGATGTATGTCGGACATAGAGGATGCAGGTGGCAAATGTTTTGTTGTCTGTGATGCAGAGACTATAGCTACGGTAAGGAGGTTTATCCGTGCTAGTATTGGAGCAGACTAAGGAGCTAGCTTTAAAGCTACGTGATCCTGATAAAGTTACCGAGATGGTATCAGGCAGCAGAGTAACAGCTAAGGGTGCTACCATAGTACCGCACACTGTTGATGCTGTACATAAACTGAGAGGTATAGGTATTAACGCACCTTCGCCTATACTACACCACTATGGCTGGCCTAGTAAGTACACGCCATACAACCACCAACGACTTACCGCAGCTTTCCTTACTGTGAACCCTAAAGCTCTTGTACTTAACGAGATAGGTACAGGCAAAACTCAGAGCGCATTGTGGGCGGCAGACTATCTTATATCAGTTGGTGAGGTAAGTAAGGTACTGATAATATCTCCGCTGTCTACGCTTGAACGTGTCTGGGGCGATGCTATCAGAGAAGGGACAAACAACAGACAACCTGTTATCCTTACCGGAACCAAAGAGCGCCGTCGTAAGCGTCTCAACGTAGACGCAGAATATTACATTGTAAATCACGAAGGTTTTAAGCTCATATGTGATGACGCAATAGGTAAGTTTGATCTAGTCATCGTAGACGAAGCAGCAGTGTTACGTAACCCGTCTACCACTAAGTTCCGAGCATTGTATAAGTGGATGTCTGCTAACCCTGACACTAGGTTGTGGTTGATGACAGGTACACCTACGCCAAACCTACCTACAGACGCATGGTCTTTAGCCAAGCTGGTAGGTAACCCGATGGTTTATGGCAGCAACTACAGAACATTTACATCGTTTAAAGATTTGGTGATGCGTAGAGAGCGTATGTATACGTGGGTTCCTAGGGCTGACAGCATGGACGTAGTTAAACACGTACTGCAACCATGTGTACGGTACACTAGAGATGAGTGCTTTGACTTACCGGATACTGTTCGACAGACCAGAGAGGTCAAAATGACACCCGAACAGGTCAAGCATTATAAGTCCATGATGAAAACTCTGATAACAGAATCAGAAACAGAGGGGACTATAACCGCTGTAAACGAAGCGATTAAGATACAGAAGTTAGTACAGATAGCTTGCGGCGTGGCATACAATGACGAGGGTGAGAGTGTTCAGCTAGACTGCACCCCCCGTGTAGCTGCTACTAAGGAAGTTATACGCGAAGCTGGGGGCAAGATCATTGTATTCGTACCTCTGACCGGTACGTTACACATGCTTCACAAAGAACTTAGCAAGCACTGGACAGTAGGCGTAGTTAACGGCAGCGTATCTGCCTCTAAACGCAATGTTATATTTGATAACTTCCAGAACGCTGATGATCCTAAGATACTATTGGCTCACCCAGCTACTATGGCCCACGGTTTGACGCTTACATCAGCATCTACAGTGGTATGGTACGGGCCGATAACAAGTAACGAGCAGTACGTTCAAGCCAATGGTAGGATTGAACGCATAGGAAAGAAACATTCGTCTAACGTGGTCCACATAGAAGCCACGCAGATAGAGCAGAGAATGTATGACAGGTTAGCCAGAAAGCAAAAGATGCAAGGCTTATTGTTAGACATGATTAGACTAGAAATGGAGAAAAGCAATGGATAGAACGACTTACCTAGGATCATCAGATGCTAGGGACATAATAACGGGGGATTGGTACGCAGTGTACGCCCGTAAAAAGGGGTTAGAGGAACCTGTTGATCTAAGTGACAACTTCAAGGTTCAGCTTGGTGTGCACACTGAGGAGTTCCATATTGATTGGACTTTTAAGAGGTTACAAGCCGAGGTAGGTGACGGTGTATACGCTCTTAGTAAGTTTGCTAGTAAAGGCCAGCAACACCGAGCCGAGATAGATATGTGTGCGTCTCACCCAGATGGTGTGTTAATTGAAGGTACTGGCGATGAGACACCTGTTGAGGTTAAACATTCCGGTAGATTTGCTACAGCAGATCAGGCGTGTGATTTTTACATGCCTCAGATACAGCACCATATGTATTGTTGGGATTCTGAGCACTTGTTGTTCAGTGTTATATTGGGTAACGAAGAACCCGAGCGTGTATGGGTTTCTCGCTCTGACGAGTGGATAAACGACTATGCTGATAAGTGCCAACGATTTTGGGCAGATCACATAGAGCTAGATGCCCCACCGGTCAACCCGTCAGGTGGTGAACGTATATCTAGTTTACCTACTGCTGATGTGTTTGACAGGATAAAACGCAATGGTTTCAGTAAACGGTGTATGCAGCACGACAATCGCGCTACGTCTCTTGCCCAAAAGTTTATAGAAACTAAAGGCGCGGTGACCCAGCACAACTCTGTCAAATCAGAATTGAAATCTATGATGCAGACTGACGAAGATGTTTTGTACTGGGATGATCTACTAATGAAGCGTACAAAGAGCGGTTCAATAACATTTAAAATAATGACAGGAGAACAGTGATGGCTAAAGAACCTAGTGCAGTTCAAGACTTGATTGCTGCTCAAGGGGCGTGTGACCCAGTGGTTAAGGATGCTACTAATCCACACTTCCGTAGTAGATACGCTAGCCTCAGTGCTTGTGTAGACGCTTGTAAGGAAGCGTTTCATAGGCATAATTTTGCAATACTACAGTCCAATGGCTACGATCAGTTTGGCCCGTATGTATTGACAACGCTGCTACATTCTTCCGGTGAGAAGTATGAATCAATCGTTTACCTAGTGTTGTCCAAGCAAGATATGCAAGGCTTGGGTAGTGCGATTACATACGCGCGTAGGTATGGGCTTTTGGGTATGGCAGGACTTGCCCCAGAGGATGATGATGGTAACGCCGCTTCACAGACACCACCACCTAAGAAGTCTTCAGTACCGCCGGTAATGAAAGACGTTACACCTAAACCTAAAAAAGTAGCTAAGGCTAAACAGGAGCCGGTCCCAGCTACTGATAACTTAGACCAAGATATGTCTGATACAATGATGGGCGAACTTAACGGTATGCTAGATTAGGAAAAACTATGGAATATGATAACACAAACAAAGGCGTAATGTTTTCGCCATTCGCCAATCAAGTATGGCAAACAGAACGCCAGAAGTTGATTGGTCGCGGCAACGTAAACGTAGATGGCGTACAAGCAGATGCTATGTTCGTTAAAGAGACGCTTGGTCAAGGCAAGGGGGCCATTGTAAATATCTACGCTAAGGTAGGTACGTTGCATAAGAACGATAAGAACGGTAACGCCAAAGCACCTGACTTTTCTGGTCCTATGCCCTTGCATCCTGACAAGCGTGTTGCAGGTTGGATGGGTACTACCAAACAAGGTAAACCTTATATGCAGTTGTCGATAAGTGAGAAGAAAACGTCCGCAGCTAGTCCTGCTGCACGACAGCCAAACAACCAGCAACAGGTTGCTCGTACTCCTGAGCCTTCTTCAGGGGCGGTGGCAGGTGTAGACGAGGTTGATGATATGCTAGCAGGGATGACCGCAGATGACTAAGGAGCCTTACAAAACTGTAGTGGCTCTGGACTTTACAAAGGTAGAGGCACTACGTGGTCATCTACACCTTAACCAAAGACACATGGCTAAGGCGTTAGGTGTTTCACGTATGACTTACCAGAGTTGGGTACGGGGTCAGCGTATAAGGAAGTCTAACGAGGATAAAGTTAAGTTAGCTTTACGCCAACTTATAGACTTACTTAGGGAGGAAGAATGGCCACCGGAAGGCTTTATGCAAATGAAGTCTGACCAACTATACGAAAGGCTGCTTGAGATTTTAGAGGAACGCAGCTAGGCTACATCAGGGGGGTACGTCCCCCCTTTACTAGGGACAGTGATAATGAACACGTTGGAGTTTCTTCGACGAGTTCTACCCGCAGAAGGTAACTACTGTGCAATCGTCATAAATGACGGGGTTGCTCGGCAAGGATTTTATTCTACTGTGGATGAACTCGGTAACGCTATCGTCAAATTGGACGGGCGTAAACACAATACATATTATGCTATATCTTCTTTCCAAGATAAGAGCAGTCGTAAACAGCTTAACGTATTATGTACCAAGACATTTGCTCTTGATATAGATTGTGGCTTTGACAAGAACGGAAACCCTACGCCGTACCTCACTAAGAAAGAAGGGTATACGGCACTGGTTAAGTTTGTAAGAGACACGGGTTTACCGGAGCCGATGGTGGTATCATCCGGTAATGGACTTCATGTATACTGGGTTCTAAACGAGCCTCTACGTCCAGCGGAATGGAAGCCTCTGGCTAATGCTATGAAGGCTATGATAGTAGCACATGGGTTTGAGCTAGACATGGCTGTGCCAGCAGATAATGCTAGGGTGCTAAGAGCCATAGGTACACACAACGCTAGGGGCGGTGAAGAAGTAAAGCTGATCCTAGACCGTCCACCAAACGACCTAGTTACTATAACAAGTTGTCTGAAGTCTTACATAAAATCTACAGCGCCGAACAAGACGCACAAGAATGATAGCTACCCCAAGTCAGTCGCGTCCATAGTCAAATCTAAATGCCAACAGATAGCATGGGCTGTGGACAACCAAGACCAAGTTAGTGAGCCTATGTGGTATAACCTCCTAGGTATTGCTAGCGTTTGCCACGATGCAGAAGATGTGGCTAAGGAATGGAGCCGTGACCACGCTAACTACGATCCAGATGAGACGGTTCGTAAGTTGCACCAGTGGAAAGCGCAAGTAACTGGACCAACAACTTGCACAAAGTTTGAGAACGATAACGTGGGTGGGTGTGACGGTTGCCCTGTCAGGGGTAAGATAGGAACACCAGCCAAGTTAGGCGCACAGTACAAGGAGCAAGATACTTCCGCTAATGCCCCGTCTGATGCTGTAGTCGATGTGCCGTTACCCAAACCATTTAAACGAGCTAATGGCGGTATGTACGTAGAGATTGATGACAGCGATGTACCGATTACTAACTTTGACATATACCCTGTCAGTTATGGCAGAGACGAAACACTGGGCTACGAGGTATGTAGGTACAAGTGGAACAGGCAACACGTTGGTTGGCAAGACTTAGTGCTTAGGCAAGGCTACTTGGCTGACGGTACATACAGAGAGTTTGTAGGGTCTATTGCTGACCAAGGTATTGTACTGGAAACCAGAAGGCAGACAGAGTATTTCCAGATGATGCTACGGTCTTACATGCATGAGCTACGCAAACAGCGGACTATGACTAACTTGTATTCTTCGATGGGATGGAAAGAGGATTACAAGTTATTCGTACTTGGCGATGTATTGTACCGGCGTAAACCGGATGGGTCAGTAGAAACCGAATCAATAAAACTAGCGTCTGCATCACAGCGTGTGGGCAGTGATATGTTTGGTAGCTCTGGCACACTTGAAAAGTGGACACACCTTAGTGAGGTGTATGGCAAGGCTAAACTAAACGCTCATATGTTCAGCATAGGTGTAAGTCTAGCCGCACCTTTGATGTCCTTCACTGGTTTGAAAGGTATGACCGTATCTCTGTATGGAACAACAGGGGGCGGTAAGTCGTTAGCCCAGCTTGCGGCGCAGTCTGTATGGGGCAACCCTGATAAGCTACACTTTCAAGCTAAGTACACGCAGAACACACTGTTCAGTAGGTTTGGTATGTATAACAACTTACCTGTAACTATTGATGAAGTCACTATGATGGGTGACAGGGACGTTGGTGATTTTCTATATTGGGTTAGCCAAGGTCGTGACAAGGCTAGGCTTAACCGTAACGCAGAAGAACGCGAGGCTAAGACATGGGCTACGTTCTGTATAGTATCTACAAACAAACCCATGAGTTCCAAGTTGATAGCATCTGGGTTAGATACTGATGCTCAGATGGCCCGTCTACTAGAGCTTACAGTAGACGCGCACCCTCTGTTCACTAAAAGTAGTGACGCAGGTAAGAAGATATTCACTGTCATGTCAACGAACTACGGAGCCGTTGGTGATGTGTATATAAAGAAACTGATGGAGATTGGTGAGCAAGGCATACGAGCCATGATCGACCAAGCTACTGAAGAATTTCGTGCTACATTTAACGTAGAGTTTACAGGTCAGGAAAGGTACTGGGAACAAGTTATGGTACTCACGTACCTGTCGCTGAAGTTAGCACACGGTTGGGAACTTATAAAATTTAACCCAGAAGACGGTATGTGGTGGGCGTTAAATCAAATCGGTGCACTGCGTAAGACAGTTACAGAGAACCACACTGATGGGTTTGATCTTATATCTGAGTACCTAAATGAAATGGTCAGCGAGACTGTACGGGTTATGCACACCGGTGACCAAACATCCATAGACTACGAGCGTTTACCTAGAAGCGGTATAAGGGTGAGGGTGGATGTGTACCGCAAGGATCGTGGTGATCTATTTGATACCGGCACTGTGATGCTGGACAGGGCGCACTTCAGAAAGTGGCTATCAAAACGAGGTGGTGACTACAAAGGTATCATGGACACGTTACAGAATGAACATGCAGATGCCACGCCTAAGCATAAGAAAACCTCACTAGGTAAGCACACTCCGATTAAGCTACCTCAATCTTACGTCATAGGTATAAACCTGTCTCATCCACGGATGCAGGGGGTACTAGATGAAGCCGAGGTTGCATACGAGGAACTAACACTGGGGCAGTTACAAGCCGTTAAGTAGTCTACAATTCTGCCCCTAGTGCATCATAGAAGTTCTCTAGGTAATCCCGACCTGCTCTAGCTGATGCGTCTAGGGTACGTTGGGAAGCTGTTTTCTTAGCTTCTTTTAACGCTTCCCTGACCTTACGTTGGAAGTTGCTTATGTACATAGGCGTACCTCTGTACAACCTGTTGTGCTCTCTTACTTCACGTTCAAGTTTTCTACGCCCAGCAGCGTCAGCTTTTACCCATGCTGTCCTGTATGCAGCAGACACAGCTTTAGAATAATCACTAACTCGTCTGGCATACTTGATCGTTGTGTACTCTTTTGCAGCAGAGCGCGGATAAAAACCGGCTAGCCTACCTATGGCTAACGCAGCACTCATTTCATTCGATACTACGTAGCCTCTCTTATCCACCACGGCCCCGTTTTGGTAGTATGAGTACACATCCCCCACATTCCTTACAAGCGTAGTAGGCGCGGCTCTTAGTACGTCTACTACATCAACTGTAGAACTAAACGGTGCGGTGACCGCGAGTCTACCAAATTTTAGCGTGTCTAAACTAAACCCAGCTATTGGCCCTGCTATGTCTTTTACTTCCTGCATTACGTCAGCACCCTCTATGAGTACTGATGTACCGGGA